CTCAAACTAATCTACAAAATCTTGCAGATGACCAAACTACTCTTGTAGTTGACACTGCAAATTATTTTGCTTTCAAAGTAGACGATATTGAAGAAAGACAATCTCATGTAAACTGGGAATCTCTAGCTACTTCTTCTGGAGCTTATGCTCTTAAAAGAAAGTATGATAGAGATGTTCTTGAAGCTATTTCTACTACTTCTGGAATCAATGCAGGTACAGCAGTAACTGCTAATACAGGTGACTTAGCTCACAGTGTTATAGCGGAATCTGCTAGACTTCTTGATGACAACGAAGTACCGGAAGAAAATAGATGGTTTGTAGCACCTCCAATTTTTTACGAGCAATTAGGTGCAGCCGGCTCAAAAGTTATGGACATGTCCGTAATGGGTGGCAGTGGCGAATCCCCGCTTCGTAATGGATTGGTATCAGAAGTTACAATTGCAGGTATGAAATTGTACAAATCAACAGCGTTAAATAGGTCTGGAACAGATATTATTACAGTATCTGGTACATCTAATGCATATTTTTGCATGGGTGGACATATGTCTGCGGCTGCAACAGCTTCGCATATTGCGAAAACTGAAGTAGTTAGAGACCCAGATTCTTTTTCTGACGTTGTTAGAGGATTGCACGTTTATGGTAGCAAAGTTCTTAGAGCCGAAGCTATTACTAGAACTGCAGTTGTCTTAACATAATAGGAGGAATGAATGGCAACAGTTGATAAAACTACTGGTGGAACAGCAGGACATCCTTCTACCAGAAGAAAACCTTATTACGTTGAAAACACAATTGATAACTCATTGTTTGACCCTGCGTCTGGTGACATTATACAATCGTTAAATGTACCGGCAGAGACATTAGTTATAGCGGCAGGATTAGAAGTGCTAACAGCTTCTTCTTCTTCTGTAACAATGGACTTAGGTATTACAGGTTCTACAGCAGGACACCACGACCCGGATTGTTGGGTAGATGGTTATGATGCTACAGGAACTGGTCTAGCTCCAATGGACGCTGTCGATGCGGCGGCAATGTTAGTTGTTAAAACAGCAGACACTATTGATATTTTAACTGGCGGTGCACAAGACACTGCGGGTAAAGTAAGAGTGTGGGCAGTACTTTGTGATGTTAGTGGTTCAGATGAAACTGCTTCTAACTCATCGTAACTTATAATACTAGGGGGCTTTTTAGCCCCCTTATGCTTAATGGGAGAATATTTTTAAAGGAGGCTAAATGACTAAATGGGATATGACAAAAAAACAGGTAACCTCAAATGGAAAAGTAATAGCTACAGGAGAAAAAATTACCCCATTATATGATGATACAGATACAAAAGAATTAAAAAATAAAGTTAATACATTAGAAACTAAATTAGATAAAATATTAAATTTATTAAATAGTAGTAAAGGAAAAGAATAATGAAAGAAACTAAAGAATTAAATTGTATTGGGTATCCCCATAATGACCCTTATGGATTATCTGCAGCATTTTGGAAAATATTTACTAAACCTAAAGTAGAAAAAGAAAAAGAACAACCTAAAAAAGTTTCAGGTAAAGTAAAAAAACAAAGTGCAAAGGATTTTTATTAATGACAGAATGTTGTCCTATATGTGGATGTGACAAAGATAAATGCATCTGTGAAGATGGGTGTGATTCTTGTGGGGCTTAGTGCCTTTCAAATCAGAAAAACAACGAAAATATCTTTTTTCTAAAAAACCTAAAGTAGCTAGGGAGTGGTCTAAAAAATATAATACAGGAGGAAAAATGGCAAAGCCGGGACTATATGCAAATATAAATAAACGAAAAAAATCAGGTACTAGTAGAACTAAATCTAAATCTACAATATCACCAGAAGCTTATGCTAACATGAAAGCAGGATTTCCTAAAAAGAAAAAAATGCTAATGGGTGGACAAGCTAAGTTAGATGTAGCAAAACCTAAAGGTAAACTAACTGCTGCTGATTTTAAAAAGTTAGGAAATAAAGGTAAAATGTATGGTGGTAAAATGAAAAAAACTACTAAAAAAATGTATGGTGGTAAAATGCATATGAATAGAAAGAAAGGTAAGTAATGAAAGGTGTACCTCATTATACGAAAGATGGTAAGGAGTGGAAAGGTGGTATGCACAAAATGAAAAATGGAACTTTACATACAGGTAAAAATCATACAAAAAATAGTAAAGTATTAGTTCATTTTAAAGACTTATCAAAAAAAGCTAAGAAAGTAGCAAGGGCATAATGGTAGCAAAAAAATATCAAAATCCTAAAGGTGGATTAAACGAAGCAGGTCGTAAACACTTTGAAAGAAAAGATGGAGGTAATTTAAAATCTCCATTAAAATCTGGAACTAGCCCAAGACGTGTTTCATTTGCCTGTAGATTTGCAGGAATGAAAGGGCCAATGAAAGATTCAAAAGGAAGACCTACAAGAAAAGCATTAGCACTTAAAGCTTGGGGTTTTGGAAGCATTGGTGCGGCATCTAAATTCTGCCAAACTCATAAAAAATCTTGACAAAACAACAATTTAGTGTATAATATATAAAGGGAGACATGGCAACAACTTATTTAACTTTAGTAAATAACGTATTAAATGAAATAAACGAATCAGAGTTAACATCTACTACTTTTTCAAGTAGCAGAGGTATTCAAACATCTGTTAAAAAATTTATTTTAAAAGCTATGCATGAGATATATAATAGTATCTCAGAAATACCAGATTTATATTTATCAACTACTCAAGATACAAACGCAGGACAAAGAACTTATAGCCTACCTTCATCTGCGTCTCCCCAAAGCACAGATAAAGCGTACAGAAAAATAGACTGGCAAACATTTAGATTAGTTCCTAAAGAATTAGTTACTAATGGAGAGTTTACTAGTAATATAAATAGTTGGACTACTATAGCAGGTTCAGGTAGTGCTGCTTATAATAGTGGTGGTAATGGTAGAGCTAGATTAAATGATTATGCTATCTACCAAGCTATATCTACTGTAGTAAATAAAGATTATAAATTACAAATTAGAGTATTTGATTCTCATAGTGCAGGACAAGCATTAAAAGTTCAAGTGGGAACTTCAGCAGAAGATACAACAAATTTAAGTACAACATTAACTGTAGAAGATTTTGGAGCAGGAGCGGTTTTAGATACATCATTTACTGCAACAGCACAAACAACTTATATAACATTAAATAATACTGTAACATCAACAAATTTAGATGTAGATTATGTTCGTATATCTGAAAATATTCCAGTTCGTAAATTAAAATACTTAACATATGATGATTGGAATAGAAAATATTTAGAAACTGATTTAACAAATGATTCTGATTCTTATGGAACACCAAGTATAGTTTATCCAACACAAGATAAAAAATTTGGGTTATCTCCAGTTCCAGATGCAAGTAATTATACAATACAATACGAATATTGGAAAATACATACAGATTTATCAGCACATGATGATACTATGGATTTAGATGATAGATTTAAAGGTATTATAGTAAATAGAGCAAAGTATTATGCTCATATCTTACGTTCTGATTTACAATCAGCCCAATTTGCTGATAAAGAATTTAGAGATGCAATGAAAGCAATGCGTGTTGAATATGTTAATAATTCATCTTACATGACTGACCACAGAGTTAATCATGGAGGTAGAGTAGGTTCAGGAGTATTTTAATGCCTTACACAGGATTACAAAAACCTATGGTTGTAAGTTGTGCAGGTGGTTTAGTATTAAATAAAGATGTTTTTGCTATGCATCCGGGTGAAGCTTTACAATTACAAAATTTTGAACCTAGTGTTGAAGGTGGTTATAGAAGACTAAATGGAACAACAAAATTTAATTCAAATATAGTTCCTCAAGTTTCTTCTTCTACTGAACGTGTACAATTAAGTGCAATATTTAATAACTTAGTTATTGCTGCTAGAGGTGGTACTGTATATAGCGGAACTACTTCTGGAAGTTGGACTTCACGAGCTACTAGTAAAGGCACAACTAATACATATGATTTTGATTTATATAACTACGATGGAAATGATAAAATAATTATTGCTACAGGAGAAGCGGCCGCATTTACTTTAAACACAAGTTACTCAGAAGATATTATAAATGCAACAGATGGTGGCACTGCACCAACTAATCCTAAGTTTGTAAAATCATTTGCAAACCATATGTTTTATGCAGGAATGTCTAATGCAACATCAACCTTATTATTTTCTGGCCCATACACAGAAGATGATTTTGATACTGGAGCAGGTTCTATTATTATGGGTGATGTTATTACTGGAATGAAAGTTTTTCGTAACGAATTATTTATTTTTTGTGAAAATAGTATCTATAAAATAACAGGAACAAGTTCAAGTAATTTTGCTAAAGCCGAAGTTGCAAAAGGAATTGGTACATTATCTCATCATTCAATACAGGAAATAGGTGGTGATATTATTTTTTTAGCAGCAGATGGTATTCGTACTATTGCAGGTACAGCAAGAATTGGTGACGTAGAATTAGGAACAGTTTCTAAACAAGTACAAGATAGAATAAATGATATTGGATATGATAATGTAACTTCTTTAGTAATTGGAAATAAATCTCAATATAGATTATTTTATCCGGCTACTACAGGATTAGAAAGTATACAAAAGGGACTAATAGCTGTTATAAAACAAAATCCTAACACACAACAAATGGGATTTGAGTACTCAGATATAAAAGGATTAAAAGTTTCTTGCTGTGATTCAAATTTAATTAGTAACACTGAAACAACTATTCATGGTGGATATGATGGTTATATTTATAAACAAGATGATGGTAATGTTTGGACACAAGCATCTACAACGAAAAATATGGATGCAACTTTTAGGTCTCCAGATATAACAATGGGAGACCCCGGTATAAGAAAAAATATGCAACGTGTAAATTTAAACTGGAAACCGGAAGGAGAAGTTGAAGCTAGTCTATTTGTTCGTTATAACTATGATGATGTTAATACACCACAACCAGATGTAATATCATTAACAACTGATGGTAGTGGAGCTTTGTACGGAATTGGGAAGTTTGGTACAGCAGGTTATGGACAAGGTGATTTACCTATAACAAGACAATCAGTAGAAGGTTCTGGATTTTCAGTTGCAATAAAATTAACTGATACTAGTAACAAAATACCTTTTTCGTTAAAAGGATTTGAAATGGAATTTACTCCGGGAGGAAGAAGATAAATGGGAGCAACATATACAAGACAAAGTTCTAGCGGTATCGTTGATGGCGGTGTCATTGAAGCATCAGATTTAAATAATGAATTTGACCAATTATTAGCAGCATTTGCTGTTAGCACTGGGCATAGTCATGATGGAACTGCTGCTGAAGGTGGCCCAATAACTAAATTATTAGGAACATCAATAACAATTGGCGATGGAACATCAGGAACAGATATAGCAGTAACATTTGATGGTGAAACAGCAGATGGTGTTTTAACATGGATGGAAGACGAAGATTACTTTAAATTTTCAGATGATATA